AAGACCGGGGCGGGCGACCGGGCTCGAGAGCCCAGAAAGGAAACCGTGGTGCCTACTATAGCAGAAAGGAAGCCCCGACGCCGGTCGAGCGAGCGGACGTTGGTCGGTACCCCCTATGCCTGCATCCCACTATGGGTGCTGACGGCCGATATCAGCTCTGCCGCCCGAGTGCTGTATGCGGGCTTGAACTCTTTTGTTACTGGCGTGTCGGGTAGCTGCTTCCCGACGCGTAAGGCGATCTCGGCTCGTACGGGCTTGAGCGTGGCGACGATTGGCCGGGCTTTGCGTGAGCTGAAGGAGATTGGGGCTGTCTGTGTTGAGGAGAATTATCGTGAGCGTCCTGGTAAGGGGCGTGAGCGGACGGCTAACACGTACTGGCTGGCGCTTGATTCTCCTGAGCTGCGAGAGCGCCTCGCGGGCGTATCCGGTTCGCGTCCTGCCGTAGATTCTGCGGAGGCCTCTCCTGTGGCGGATGATCTTGATGGTTCTCCTGACGGTTCCGAGTGGGGGGCTTCGTCTGTCGTTTCGACGGAGGCGTTCGCGTTGGACGGTAAGCCCGCTCGCGCGGTTGAGGCTCCTGCCGAGCCTTCTCTGCCCGTAGAGGTGGCTCGCGAGGTGTCTCCCGAGCCACCGGAGGCCCCTCCTGAGCCTCCGCAGAAGCCCCACAGGGCGCCTAAGGGGGGTGCTGTGAGTAATCCTCTGTTCGTGGAGTTCAAGGACGTCTACGGGCGTGTGAAGCCCGCTGAGGGTGCCGCTGTGGAGAAGGCTTGGCTCCGCGTGGTCCAGGACCGTGACCCCCGCGCGATGCGGGCTAAGGCGGAGAAGCTGCTTGAGAAGACCCGCGACTATGTTGAGCTGCGCATGCGGGAGAAGGACCTGGTTGCGCGCGTGAAGTTTACGAAGTCGCCGGTGAATTTCCTGTCCGATGGCTTCTGGGAGACCGTCCCGCCGGCGCCTGCACAGCCTGAGGTCGGTAAGGTGTACTTCGATGAGGGGCCGCGTGTGCCTTTGTCGGAGCAGGATGTGTATCCGTCCTGGAAGGCTGCCGCTGAGGGCGACGAGGGGGCTATCCAGGCGGCGAAGCGGCGCATGCGCGTCGGTGGCGTTGTTCCTGATGCTGCGGTCGTGCAGTACCCGGCCCTGATCGATATTTTCGGCCTTGAGTGCGATAGGCATGCGCCGGAGGAGGTGCGGGCCGTGTTCCGTAGTCTGGGGAGGCCTGTCCCGGGGGAGGAGCCGGCTACGGGGGCCGGCGAGGGCGACACTGTCCCCGATGGTGGCGGCTCGCTGTTCGCTGATCTGGGGGCGTCTATGAAGGCCGATATGGGGCCCGCCGGGCTGGAGGCTGACCCTGCGGATGGCATGTCTACCTATGATGCGGACCGGTTTTTGACCTGACAATGAGAATGCCCCGCCCCCCGGTAGGCGGAGGACGGGGCGATACCCGACTGAAAGGAATCAGCATGAATGATAACACGAGCAGCCTGGCTTCACGCCTCCCGGATGGGGTGACCCCGAATCACCCCATCCGGGACCGGCTCGGACGCACCCGGCACTCAACCATCACCCCGCAAATGAGAGGAATAATCCCAATGGAAACCACCAGCATCATCCCGTTCACCTACAACAATCACCAGATCCGCACCGTCACTGGTCCGGACGGTGCGACCTGGTTCGTTGCCAGGGATGTGTGTGATGTCTTGGCAATCGCCAACGCCGGGAACGCCCTCGCTTCCCTGGACGAGGACGAGAGGGGGTCCATCCGTATTGCGGATGGAACCCCGGGGACCCCAAACAAGTCCATCGTGTCCGAGGCGGGCTTGTACTCGTTGATTCTGCGGAGCCGCAAGCCTGAAGCGCAGGCCTTCAAGCGGTGGGTGACGCACGAGGTCCTACCCAGCCTCCGCCAGCGTGGCGGCTACCTCACCCCAGAGGCCACAGAGAAGGCACTCATGGACCCGGACTTCATCATCCAGCTAGCCACCGCCTTGAAGGAGGAGAGGGCAGCTAAGGCGGCCCTGGAAGCGCAGGCCGCCCAGGATGCCCCCTACACGCTGTTCGGCCGCGCAGCCAGCCGCCACGACACTGACCTGCTCGTGAAGGACGTCGCTGCCCTCATCACCCAGGCAGGCACACCCATCGGGTCCGGCACCCTGTTCCGGTGGCTTCGCAAGCACGGCTGGCTCTGCAAGCGCCTGGGCCGCATGTGGAATCACCCGACCCAGTGGGCGATCGACAAGGGCTACATTCGGGCCCGCATCCACTTCGTTTCCACAGCCTCCGGCGACATGGAGCGAGTCACTCCACAGGTGACCGTAGCCGGACAGCAGGCCCTCATTGAGGGATGGGCTACTGGAGAGTTCTTCGACGACCTGACGGGAGCAGACAAGTGACGACGGTGGATAACGTGGAGAAGGCCCTCCTGGGCATGCGCCTCCTCAACCTGGACTCAATTGATGACGTCCTCAAGGAGCGCGTGAACGTCGGCATGTTCGCCGACCTCAGGCACATCGCCCTGTGGAGCCTGTGCAACGTGCTCGAGAAGGAGCTAGGCCGCCTGGACGCCACCGTCCTGGCCGCTAACCTGGACAGGCTGGCTCCGGAGGATAGGGCGACGATCGACGAGGACTACGTGCTCGATCTGATCCATTGGGCTCCCGCCGCCGCTGATGTGGTTGTTGACACCTACGTCCAGGCTTTGGAGGATTCCTACACAAAGCGGATGATGGAGGCGACCCACGCCCGCGTAGGCCAGCTCCTCGGCGCTAACGAGACCCCGGAGAACATCCTCCACGAGGTTCGTTCCCTCTGGAGCAACATTGGGGAGGTCTACCGGCGCACCGGCACCCAGGGCGACGCGCTTCTCGAGTCGTTCACGACTTGGCTGGACGGTGAGGACGGCTTCTTCGCTACCCCGTGGGATCAGATCAACCGTCTGATTGATGGGTGGCGTCCTGGCGGCCTCTATGTGGCTGGTGCTCGCCCCGGTGGTTTCAAGTCTGCTATCGCCCTCCAGGCCGCTCTCGGTGTCGCTACGGAGAGGCCGGTTGCTATCTCCTCGCTGGAGATGAGCTGCCAGGAGGTCATGTCAAGGCTCGTGTCTGTGCGCTTGCGGGCCCCGTACCGGCATGTCATCGCCGGTGGCCTCACTCAGGCGCAGCGTGACGACGCCGTGAGGGCTGCTACCGAGATCGCGGCTCTCCCGATCAGTGTGGATGACCGTTCTGGTGTGACGATCGATGACGTGCGTGCTCACGCCCGCGCTGTCAAGCACCAGTACGGTGATCTGGGGATGATTGTTGTGGACTACCTGCAGCTCATGTCCTCGCCCCGTGGGGACCGGCGCCCTCGACACGAGATCGTGGCTGATTTCAGCCGTCAGTTGAAGATCATGGCTGGAGACCTGGAGTGCCCTGTCCTTGCCTTGTCTCAGCTGAATAGGATGGCCGCGGAGGGGTCCGGCCCGTCCATGGCGCATCTGCGCGAGTCGGGGGCCCTGGAGCAGGATGCGAACGTCATCATGCTCCTGTCCTGCCCTGAAGGCTCTGACGGGCAGCCCAACAAGGAGGTCCTTGACATTAAGGTTGCGAAGAACCGTCAGGGTCCCACCGGTGGGGCCCGTCTTAACCGGGCCCGCGATAGTATGGCTTTCGAGGACTGAACCCTCTCCCCTCATCGTCGCGATGGGCGTAGAACGGGGCCGCAACCAACGAGAGGAAGAATTGGTTGCGGCCCCGGAGCATCGCTCTTGGAAGGAACTATAGACACATGTGGAGCAGACAGTCAAGACGACGCGACGAACTCCCTAAGGACTGGAAGAAGATCAGGGAAGCCGTCATCCGCCGCGACGCCGGCTGCTGCACGTTCTGTGGTGCCCCCGGCAACCATGTAGACCATATCGACCCGCAGGGGCCGCATGAGCTCTGGAATCTGCGCCTCTTGTGTCAGCTGCACCATATGCAGCGGACGGCGGGGCAGGCGCACGCCGCCCGCCGAGCTAACGGGTGGGCGAAACGGCGCCGGCAGCACAGGCCACCCGGTAAACACCCGGGTATACTATAAGAAATCGTTCCAATGAGGAGGAGTACCTATGGGCACCCGCGGGCCAATCCCCAAACGTTCTGACCAGGGCCACCGCATCACTAAAGCCAGGAAGGCGCATGCCGGAGTGAAGCGCGTCGTCGTCAAAGACGGCATTATCAAGCCCCCGGCGGCCGACCCTGAATGGCATCCGATCGCGCGGGGCCTCTACCAGTCCGTCAAGGACTCCAAGTACACGATCTACTACGAGCCGTCAGACTGGATCCTCCTCTACGACGCCTGCGACGAGATCAGCGCCTACAAGTACAGTGCTAACCGGTCTGCCATGATGCGTGGCGCCCTGAACCAGATGCTTTCCACGCTCCTCCTCACTGAGGGCGACCGGCGCCGTGCCGCTATCGAGATCGAGCGCGACACGACCGCTGAGCCTGAGAAGTCTGCAGGGATCGTCGCGATGGAGGACTTCTTGGCGAAGCGCGCCAAGACCAGCTAACAGGGGACGGTAGCAGTAATGGAGCACGTTGCTATCGACCCCATGTGGGATGCGCCGCCGCGTGAGCGGCTGATCACCATGCCCCGGGAACTCCCGGAGAAGACCCTTGGGTTGGCTGCTGCTGCTTGGATGATCGATAACCTGAAGCAGCCTAACGGGGCCCGCGCTGGTGAGGCTTTCACGCCTACGCCGCAGCAGATTGAGTTTCTGATGCACTTGTATGCCCTGAACCCGGACGGGTCGTGGGTCTACAACTGGGCTGTGAGGCGCCTGAGCAAGGGAAGCGGCAAGCTAGTGACCCACGTCACACCCGTCTTGACTACAAAGGGGTGGAGCACTCACGGACAACTGAAGATCGGCGACCAGATCTATTCTGCGTCTGGCAAGCCCACCACGGTCATCAAGCTCCACGAGGAGCGAGAAGACTGCGACCTGTGGGACGTCCACTTCTCTGACGGCGTCACCGAAACCTTCTCGGGCGGACATCTGTTCGTCGTTGACGAGTTCGTTGGCAAGTCGAAGCGGCGGCGCGTCACCAAGTCCGTGGTGGACATGCTGGACAGCGGCCTCATGTTCAAGCGGCCCCTCTCACTGTCATCAAAGTGCACGCGCCCTGATGTCACCAAGTATGCGCTGCCCACTCAGCCTGTCCTGGAGATGCCGGAGCGCGACCTCCCCATGGACCCGTACATCCTGGGCTACTGGCTCGGCAACGGATCATCCCGTTGTAATAACATCGCTTGCTGGGACGAGGACGGGGAGCATCTATCGGCGGCCCTCCAGGAGGCCGGCTACCTCACTAACGTGACAGTGGATCATGGCCGCACTCTCTGCGTCAGGTTCGGCCGCGAGTGGCGCCATGGGAAGCTCTACGGCGGGTCGGCCGACCTGGGTTCAGCCCGCGTCCTGGGCCGTAAGCACATCCCCGACATCTACCTGTATGCCTCCGCTGAGCAACGGCTTGCCCTCGCCCAGGGGCTCCTGGACTCGGATGGGTACGTAGCCAAGAACGGGTCAGCTGAGTGGTGCACCGTCCGCAAGGAGATGGCCCACCAGATGGCTCAGCTGCTTCGCTCCCTAGGTGTCCGCGTGAATGTGAAGGAGTCGGACGCGAAGCTCTACGGGCGCGTCACAGGCAAGCGGTACCGGCTTGTCTTCAAGCCCTACAAGCACCAACGGCTCTTCACCCTCCCCCGCAAGGCCGAGCGCGTCAAGGAGCAGAAGCGGAAGCCGCAGCCGATCACGATCCGCAGCATCACCCGCGCCCCCGACCAGCTAGGGCGCTGCATCAGCGTGGACGGGGACGGCACATACCTCACCGGCGAGACACTCAAGCCGACCCACAACAGCCCGTTCGCGGCCGCTTTGTCTATGTTTGAGATGCTTGGTCCTTGCCGGTTCGACCGGTGGGATGACGCGTCCCCGTTCGGCGTGGAGGGCAAGACGATGCCGATGGCCTGGATCCAGGTCGTGGCGACGTCGGAGCAGCAGACGAAGAACACGATGCGCATGGTGAGAGCCTTCGCCGCCAAGGGCTCCCAGCTGTCCAAACGGTACGGCCTCACGGTCGGCAAGACATTCCTGGATAGCGCGTCCGGTGACCAGCTTGAGCAGAAGGCGTCCTCGTCGCGCAGTATCGAGGGTGGGGAGACCTCGTTCACGGTCTGTGACGAGCTGGAGCACTGGGTCCCGTCTAACGGCGGCCCAGAGCTCATGAACACGATCGAGCAGAACGCCGCCAAGACCGGAGCCCGGACACTGCACACCTGTAACGCCTGGGTGCCCGGCGAATCCAGTGCCGCTGAATCGACGTTCGAGGACTGGGTCCTCCAGGAAGAGGGCCGATCACGGAACACGAAGAAGATTCTCTACGATGCCCGTATAGCGCCTCCGAACGCGGCCCTAGTGGATGACCCACCGGAGCATCAGATACCGCTTCAACAGGCCCTTGAGTTCGTCTACGAGGGGTGCCCATGGGTTGACCTGGAGGCGACGAAGGCGCTCATCTGGTCCCCCAGGTACACGGAGTCCCGCTCCTACAGGTTCTTCCTCAACCGGCCCTCAGCCGCCGACAACGCATGGGTACCCCTGGAAGAGTGGACCCTCCTACGCGACACTGACCGTGCCGTGCGTAAGAACGACGGCGATGAGCCTGGGGAGGAGATCGTCATGTTCTTCGACGGCTCCCGCTCCAACGACCACACAGCCCTTGTCGGCTGCTGCATGTCGGACGGGCACATCTTCAAGCTCGGCCACTGGGGGCCAGACAAGTCGTCCGGCACCATCAATGTCCACAAGGTGGATTCTGCGATCCGCCGCGTGTTCGACGAGTACAACGTTGTGGCCTTCTGGGCCGACGTCCGCGAATGGGAATCCTTCACCCGTACGACATGGCCGGACGAGTACGGTGACAGGCTGATTCTGCCGGCGGTGCGGGGGCAGGGTATGTCCGCATCCCATGTGGCCTGGGACATGCGCTCTCACGCCTACCAGTTCGCTGAGGCGGCGGAGACGGCGTACGACGAGATCCAGCAGAAAGCGTTCACGCATGATGGGTCTGCGGACCTTGGTGAGCATGTGTCTAACTGCCGGGTGAATGAGTACAAGGGTCGTTTCTCGGTGAAGAAGGAATCCCCGAAGTCGCCGAAGAAGATTGATCTAGCGGTTTGCATGATCGGTGCTAGAATGCTTTATAGGGCAGTCTTATCGTCTAAAGAGTGGGCCGAACGCAATAAGCCGGTCGGGCAGTGGAGGTCGTACCTGTGAGCTTCGAGAAAATGATCCGGGCTTTCGAGTCCGGCGGGCTCCGCCCCAGCGGCGGCTACGACGCCTACTATGAGGGCCGCTCCCGCGTCTCCGCACTCGGCGTCTCCCTCCCGCCCAAAGCCCGCCTGCTGGAAGTCCAAGCCCCCTGGGCGAAGATGAGCACCGACATCCTCACAGAGGTACTCATCCCCGCCGGCTTCATCACCAGCGAGGAGACGGACCAGGAGTGCGTTGACTGGATCGAAGAGGTCTGGCAGCACAATGACATGGACTCCCAGTTCAACCTTGCCGCCAGTGAGGCTATCAGCGTTGGCGCCGCCTACTGGGTCCTCTCCCCGCCCGACGACGCGTCAGAGTACCCGTACGTGCGCGTCCTAGACGCACAGCACGCCCGCGTACGCCAAGACTGGCAGGGCAACACGGTCGAGGGCATCGCCGTCTACCGGCTCGACTCCGAGACCGTGGGCGCCACCTACTACACGCCCGACGGCGTCACATTCTACGCGAAGTCCGACCAGGCCAGTCAGTGGCTTGTCGGCCGGGGCCGCCTTGACACGTGGGGGCCCTCGATTGTCCCAATGTTCAACCGGGCGCGCCTGAAAGACAAGTACGGGCGCAGCGACATCGCCGAGCTGGCGCCCATTATCGATGCCGCCTCCAGGACGCTCACAAACCTTCAGGTCGCCCAAGAGGTCTCCGCATGGCCTCTGCGCATGCTCATCGGTGACGCTTCCGCTGACATCCTGGACTCGCAGCCCGACCTCATGCAGTCCTACATCGGCAACCTCTTCGCCGCCCCGGCCGGATCAGACCTGAAACAGCTGACCGGGGCCGATCTGACTCCGATTCAGGCCGTCTACAAGAACTATGCCCTGCAGGTCAGTGCCATGACCGGCATCCCGCCGTCAATGATGGGCGTATCGGCTGACAGTAACCCAACCAGCGCTGAGGCTCTCCGCGTGGCCAAGGACAGGCTGATCGCTAGGGCCGAGAACAAGCAACGCATGTTCGCTGACACGCTTGAGCAGGTAGCCCGCACGATCTGCGCCATGTCCGGCAAGGACCTCGAGTCCCCGACCAGCCTTGAAGTGCAGTGGCGTGACGCCGCGTCCCCGTCTGCGTCTGGCATGATGTCCGCTGCCCTGCAGGCCCAGTCTCAGGGTGTCCTGTCTGATCAGACGACGCGGGACTTCATGTATCTGACTCCGCAGCAGCGCGCCCGCGAGGACGCCCGCTCCCAGGAAGTAGACGCCATGGCCGGCGCCGGCATCGCCGACCTGCCCGAGCCAGAAGAGCCCACAGACGAGACCGACGAGGATGCCGACAGTAGGCAGGATGCCGGTGAGGGTGAGAAGAGGCGGCGGTGACGGAGCGCTTCTTCCGGTTCCTCATGGACCTGA